GGAAGAGTCGATTCATGTTCTGGATTTTCGTGTATATGCAACTTCTATTCAGTTGGCAGGATTAAAACAGTATCTAAAAACCAACGGCATCCGGTTCGAGCCGGTACCAAAGCAGTAAGAGGAGGATAAAACAATGGCAGTACAGAACAGCCTGGCGAAACAACCAGCCAGAAAAATGGAATTTGGAGTTTATCTGACCCAGAACGCAGCAAAACAGCAAATTAATAAGCTTCTTGGAGGGCAGGCCGGAACCCGGTTCATTTCCAGTATTGTAGCCGCAGTACAGATAAATCCGGCACTTCAAGAATGTACAAATCCCTCTCTTTTGTCCGCAGCGCTGCAGGGGGAGGCATTGAAGCTTTCTCCATCTCCGCAGTTGGGGCAGTTTTATATGGTTCCGTATAAGAAAAGGGCAAAGTACGGCCGGAATGGGGAACTGATTTCCCCAGAGATCACGGAGGCACAGTTTCAGCTTGGCTATAAGGGCTATATTCAGTTAGCTGAACGGTCGGGAAATTATAAGAAACTGAATGCGATTGCAATTAAGGAAGGGGAGTTAATTAATTGGGATCCGCTTAACGAGGAAATTTCTGTCCAGTTGATGGAGGATGACGTCGAGCGGGAGGCAACTCCAACGGCTGGTTATTATGCCATGTTCGAATATACAAACGGATTTCGTAAGGTAATGTACTGGTCAAAAAAGAAAATGGCAGCACACGCCGAAAAATACTCTCCGGCATTTTCAATGAATGGCGGGATGGATTCCCTTGATAAATTGGAGCATGGAGAAATTCCGGAAAAAGAACTGTGGAAATATTCGTCGTTCTGGTTCAAGAGTTTTGATGATATGGCGCTTAAAACCATGCTTCGCCAGTTGATTGGACGATGGGGAATTATGAGCATTGAAATGCAGCAGGCATATGATGCGGATATGACAGTCATACATGAAGATGGAACGAAGGATTATGTGGAAAACGAAGGAGATTTTGTGGATACCACGACTGAGAATACAAGAATGGAAGAACCAGCCATAGGAAAGTATCAGGAGCAGGAAACGGCGTCAGAAAATGATGTAACAGCCAGTTTCTTTTCATAAAGCTTCAGAAAGGAGGCAAGCATGGCAATCACATTTGACAACATCGGAAACGGTGAACTGGCCGGCATGTTCCGGGTGGCTCTGGCGCAGATAGGCCAGAACATCATGGACCCCAATATGGATCCGGAAGCGGCCAGAGGAATGACAATCAATATTAAATTTAAGCCCAGTAAGGCCGGAACAATTGCAGCAACCTATGATATTAAAACAAAACTGGCAGGACTGCAAAAATCAGAAACAACGTTTTTGATTGGACAGGATGCAAGAACCGGTCGGATAGAAATATCCGAGTATGGAAACAACAGGCCGCAGGTGGCCGCCTATGACACGGCCCCGGTATCGTCCCGGCAGCCGGCACCTGAACCGCAGGCCCAGGATTTTGACCCGGACACAGGAGAGATTTATCAGCAGCCCGGGAAACCAATTGATTTGAGAGCAACCAATTAATCACACATAGAAAAGGAGAACACACATGGAAAACTTAAAAGAAGCATTACAGTACGTAGTAGGCCTGGGAAATAAGGCTGAAAAAACAGAGGTTGTGGAGATTTGCGGAAAAACTTATGCGAACCGGAACCTGACCCGCTACGACTGCACGGACAAGGCAAGGGCAATTACCGCCGCCACTCTGTCGTCTCTCGTGGACTATATAAGCGACTGCAACAATGAATTTCCTGATAACCGAAAGATGCTGATTCACATCGTAAGTCCTACTGAGGTCCGCTTGATGTCCGCTCTGGATGCCGAGAGAGAGCGTGAGACATTATTTGTTGTAAATGCGCAGACTTCTGAGTTTCGTTTCGACTACTGGTACGACCAGGAACGCTTTATGATTGAATTGCAGGCCAATTTTCAGAAGAACGGAGACCTGGACTTACTTACGAAGATGGCTGGAAATATTGAAAAGAAGAATGGACAGGCCTATGCAGATGATGGCATTTCTCAGGTGGCAACGATGACAGTTGGTGTGGCAGCTAAGGCAGATGTGATTGTTCCGAATCCGGTGGAGCTGATACCGTACCGTACCTTCCAGGAGGTAGCGCAGCCGGCCAGCAAGTTTGTATTCCGAATTGGCGACAAGGAGGTTCCGGCCTTCAAAATTGTGGAGGCTGAAAATAACATCTGGAAGAATGAGGCCATTGCAAATATTAAGGAATACTTGGCCGAAGCCTTAACTGAAATGCCGGACGAGATTAGTGACCGGATTGTCGTAATAGGGTAACAAGACCTTCTGTGGCAGTTAATATATCACGAAAATAATTGAATGCCACTGATGATACCAGGCCGGGGAATTGACCGCCCCGGCCTCCCTAAAAGGAGCAGGATATGACGAATTTTGAAAAACTGGCGTCCAGCAAGACAGCGATGGCCTACTGGATGATGTGCCCGTATGGAGTAGAAGACGAGATGTGCAAGGATATGTGTCCGAATAGTAACTGTATCGACTGTTGTCTGGAGTGGCTTGATAGGGAGGTGGAACAGGCGGATGGGAAAAGCACAGCGTGAAAAAGGAAAGCGCGGTGAGCGGGAACTGGCTGGAATCCTGCGTGACTATGGATATGATACCCGGAGAGGGCAGCAATTTTGCGGCTCCGATGGTTCTGCTGACGTGGTGGGACTGCCGGGAATCCATATCGAGTGCAAACGAGTTGAAAAGCTGAACCTCCTGGAGGCGATGGAGCAGGCAAAACACGATGCCAGGGCAGGAGAGTTTCCGACAGTCTTCCACCGCAGGGACCGGACAGAATGGCTTGCAACCATGCGCCTGGATGATTGGATTAACCTTTTCCGGGAGTGGGAGGCAGGCCGGGAAGTGGAAGGGTAGGTGATGGCCTACATGAATTATATTTCAGCAATCAATTCTTTCTGGGATACGGCCGCACTGAATCCGTTGTCTACAGGGCAGGTATCGCTTTACTTTGCTTTATTGCATGTAAACAATAGGAGCAACTGGACAGAGTGGTTCACAGTGCCGAATCAAGTGCTATCCGTACTGACGGGGTTATCAAGGTCAGGAATACTGAAAGCGAGAAACGAATTGAGGCAGAGAGGGCTGATTGAGTTCCGTGAAAGAGGAACGAAAGCGACTCAGTATAAAATGCTCACTATGTCAGATAGTACGCGAGATAGTACGCAAAAAGGTGTTCAAAACAGTATGCAAGATAGTATGCAAGATAGTGTGCAAAATAGTGTGCAAAATAGTGTGCAAAATAGTGTGCAAAATAGTAGCACATTAAAAGACATAAACATAAACGAAAATAGAAAGAGTATATCTAACGATATACCAGAAAAAACGGATTCTTCTGAGCAGTACACCACGATTCAGGATTTATACAATTCTGTTTGCGGGTCGTATCCCCGCCTGGTGAAATTATCAGAAGCCCGAAAAAAAGCGATCCGCGCAAGGCTTAATACCGGGTATACCGTAAATGACTTCCGACGGCTGTTTGAAACGGCGGAGAGAAGTGATTTCCTGAAAGGGAAAAACAACCGGAACTGGAGAGCGACCTTTGATTGGCTGATTAGTGATGCCAATATGGCAAAGGTGCTTGATGGGAATTACGAAAACAGAAAAAAGGAGGCGGAGCCTGATGCTACAGAAGGGCGATCAGCAACAGATTACTATCGGCAGTATATGCACCACAGCGACGGTGAAACAGGTGGAGACGTTCCAGACTAACGGAGCATCAGGTGCCTTTGTAACCTTTGACGTTCCCGGATACGGAGAGACGCAGCCGTTTTGGTATGACGAAAAGACAAGCTATGCCCAGATGCGTCGAAGTCGAAGTGGGATGCCCAAAGAATATACATACAAGCGTGGCAAAGATTTTAACTGGGACTATTACCGGGATGATACCAACCCGCAAAAAAATATTGCCAATGCCTTTATTTCCCGTTACGAAGAATTTAGACGTTCTGGTCGTGGCTTGTATATCTACTCAGCTACAAAGGGGAGCGGGAAAACCTTACTCGCCTGTTGTTTGGCGAATGAAGTGATGGAACGTTATAACGCGGTGGTGAAATTTGTCCAGGTGTTAGATTACATCGACTTGATAAAGCGAAAGGATGAAGACGCGGACATGGAGCGTCATAGCTTGAAACGCTGTGGTCTGCTGATTCTGGATGACGTCGGGGTTCAGACGGAAAAGCAGGAATGGATAAACAATGCAATATTTTCACTGATTGACGAGCGCTACCGGAATTTGCTGCCAACGCTGTATACCTCCAACGTGCCGATTGAAAAAGCTTCTGGCGATGATCGCATTCAGAGCCGGATTTATGGGACAAGCATTCCCATGCTGCTACCGGAAATATCGGTGCGGGACCAACTGGCTGATAAATACCGTGATGAATTTTTAAGAACCGTGCTTAACTGATGGGAGGAGAAGATGGAAAAAGAGGGGAGAATGATGGAATTGGAATCAATTCCAATCAAGACAGAGAACAAGCAGGCAGAATGGTATCAACATCTAGATTTTGGCGATGTTAAAGCGTTTATCCGAAGTAATATTGCCGCCGCTTCTCGAAGCTTTATTGCTATCGGATATTATCTCAAATATGCCCGAGATAAACAGCTTTATGAAGAGGACGGCCACGCCAGCATCTGGGACTTCGCCCGGGAGGAATACGGAATCAGTAAATCAACCGCTAGTCGGTACATGACCATAAATGACCGGTTTTCGAAGGGAGGAAACAGCCCGATTGTTGCAGAGGAGTTTAAAGCGTACGGAAAAAGCCAGTTACAGGAAATGCTGTATCTGAATGATGAGCAACTGGATCAGGTGACCCCGGATACCCAGGTCAAGCAGATCCGGGAGATTCGGCAGCCAGTTCGGGAAGTTCCCTACTTTGAACTGCCCGGCCAGCTGAGCATTGATGACTTTCCTGATGTAATGCCGGAGCCGGCAGAATATCAAGTGCAGCCGGCGGCCAGTACCGGAAGCACGATTTTGTCAGTGAAAGACTTTGAAGCAAATGAGGAAGGCATTGCGATATCGCAACAGGAGGAGATTCAGTGGAACCTGGAACCGGCCGATGAAACCCGAACTGAATACTGTAATGCAGCAGCCCGGTATTTCATTCAGGTGTTTCATGACTGGATGCGGGAAGACTGCGAAAAACGCGTGATGCAAATATCCGAATCCGAAAAACAGTTCAAAGTTCAATTCCGAAAAAACAGCAACACAAGCTGGTACTTCAAGGATCCATTGAATGGGAGAGCGGCTCATGTCAATCTGTTTGATGATTTTATACAATTTTTCAGCGGAACGAACGAATGGGTTGGAGAGTGTGAGTGGTTTTTTCTTTGCCGAGCAGTACAGGTGATGTGGAACGAGATTGCCCTGGAAGAAGTGCAGAACCTTCGCAGCGGAACCGAACCAGAACCAGAAATAGCCATGCCAGAATCGGTATCAGATGAGATTGCAGTGGATGCCAATACCTGCCCGCCTGACAACTGGAACCTTGGAGATTTGCCGCAGGTGAACCGGATTGTGATGGCTGAGATGAGCAGCATTCCGTCCGACGAAACAATTAAGAAATACATACAGGTGCTGGCTCGACAAGAAGGTGGATTTATCGCTCTTATCAGATTGGCAAACCAGGTCCGGAAGGCATTGGAGGAATGGGCGGAAGGCGACAGCAGTATTCCTTGTCTGACATCTGCAGGATATAGGACAAGAATATATTGCTTGGAAGATGTGGAGAAGGAGATTTTAGGCTATAAAAGTTTCTTGGAATATTGTAATGGTTATAACTCGAAAAATTCTGCTGAATCAGCCATAAAAATAACGACTCTTAGATTAGATGCTATGTTGGCCTTAAAAGCAGAGATGGAGGTATATGGTGAAGAAAAGTAATTGCCTGAGAACACATTATCCTGAATCTATTTGCATGGCAGAAAAAATTGTGTTTTTTCACGGGACCAGATTTCGGATTGCCTTAAGTGTCCATGAGTTTTACTGCCATAAGTGTAACAAGGTACGACGCTTATGGTTTATCAACAGATATTGAAGATTTAGAGGAGGAAAGCAATTGAAGAAATATGAAGATGGTGTTTCGGTAGAAGATGAAAAAGATGTAGAGAAATTTACAGTGCATTATTCAGACGGAACGGAGGAGACGATTGAAAAGGGCTTCTTTTGTGAAATCAGGAAAGAAAACGGAGAAGATATTTTAACGTTTGTAATGTCCCATTGCGCCGGTGACGACCTTAGAGCAATTATTGGGGGATGCCGACTGTATCCCAAAAAAGGGCAGTTAAACCAGGAACGTTACGAAAAGGGATTGGAAGCAAAATCCTTCTTCCTCCGATTTTTGAACGCAGATTGTCCCAAAATTGCCGTGGAAAATCCAGTATCAAGCACGGTGTTCCAGATGCCGCCGCATAGCCAGGAAATACAGCCGTGGCAATTTGGTCATCCGTATACCAAAAAAACAAGGCTATGGCTACGAGGTTTGCCATTGCTTAAGCCTACAGACATTGTACAATCAGTTGGACCATATGTGCCAGCCGGAACTGGAAGAAGAGACCGGAGTAAGTATGGAGCCGCAAAGCGTGGTGAAGATGCAAAAAACAGGGCAAAAACATTTCCTATCGCAAAAGCGATGGCAGAGCAGTGGGCCGGAAAAATGAATTGAAGATTTCCATGAGAAACGGAGGACGGATAAGATGGGATATTGTAACGGAGACTGTGAATATTTAACAAACCGGCATCATTGCAAGAAGTACAAAAAAGGTCTTGCCTACAGCAGTTTCAGCAGCCGGAGTATATCAACCGGAGCCGTTCATGAACGATGCAGTGAGTGCGATAAGGATCATTGGATTGCGAAGTTAGAAGCTCGATTAAAATCCAATAGCAGACCGTCACCAACTGATCCGGAAGATAGTATCCGGTGCGGCAACTGTGATAGTGATGTACCAATTGATGAGGATTATAAGTATTGCCCTTACTGTGGACAAAAACTTTAATCGCTTAAATTGACATTTAAAGGAGAAAGAGCAATGGGAAGAATGTATGGAACATGTTCCGAGTGCGCAAACCGGCAGCAGGGTAAAAGATATTGGGGGAACCACTTCGGCCCAGGCTGCACCGCCGAACTGGACGGAGTACATCCGTTAGGGTGGGGACACCAGGAGGAAGACGAAGAGCCGGAGAGGAATGAACGCGGAATGATAGTGTGCAAACCTTGTTATTATTTCAGAGCGGTGGAGCAGGAATAAAGGGGGGATTACAACGAGCAAGACAGATTACATAAAAGTGGCAGAGCAGCGGCGCCGTCGGGCATCCGCCCAGGACTACATCCTGAAGGGGCCACGGCCGGAGACCTGGTCGGCGGTGATGCCGGCATATTGTTACACGGTGTTGTGTCCGGTGCCAGAGCTGCGAGGGCTGCCGGAGGCGGAAGAGCATCCCAAAGGGATTCGGCCAATGAAGGCGGAAAAACTCTGCCTGTGCTGCCGGAAGCGCTGGCCGTTGGATTGTGGCCGGGAAAGATGCGACTGTAAGGAGCAGGGGTATTTATACATAGCAGGGGCATATCGACATCCGGTGCCGGAGAGGAGGGACAATGACACGAACTAAAACAAAAACAGAGCTGGCCCTGATGGGAGCGATTTTTAAAGAGGACATAGACAAGTGCAGGAACCGGGTTAAAATAGGTGATGCGTTTACTGTAGCAGACCCAGCATGGAAAAATGAGCAGGGAAACGGAGTAAGGCCAATGATGCGTGGCCGAGTGACAGCAAAGTATCCCCATCTGGTGACACTGAACTGCGGGACGTCCATTACATACGTGCAGATTATCCAATACCGGCGCAAGCGTGGCCGAAATAAATTTGTGGATTAAGGAGGAGGCGCCAGTGGAGATTAAGATAACTAGGAAGCTGCTGGATGATTACCGGCGCCTGAAGCGGGAAATACCTCTCCTGGAGCTGGAGCTGGTCGAGATGCTGCAGGGGGATAATGGTTTTGATAACAGCACGATATTTGATTACCGGACCGGGGAGGCAAGGCCGCAAAGTGTAGTAGGATTTGATTGGGAACTGAGAGAGCGACGCGAGAAGGTGTTGGATGGGAAAAAGACCAAGGTCAAGGCGGTCGAAAAATGGATTGAGGCCATAGAGGACGGGCAGACAAGATGCGTATTCCGGATGTTCTATCAGGATGGGATGACTTGGGACAGGATAGCAGCTAAGACAGGATACAGCAAGAGTCCAGATTACCCGAGACTGATGATTCGAGATAAATATCTAAAGGAAATGGATATCACCTAAAATAGTTCGGATTATTCGGAAAGTTCGTGATAAGATACAATTAGGCCAAAAGGCTAAATGCCGGAGGCCCCTCCCCCATACGGCCGCCAGTGTGTAACAGATTCCGTTATAAATATAGAAAGGTGGTGCATCGAATGGGTAAACATGAAAATCTGATAGGTAAAAGATTTGGCTTGCTTACGGTTGTCAATAAGTCGGATAGTAAAAATGGATGTGCTATTTGGGAATGTCGTTGCGATTGTGGAAATACGACAAAGGCTAGAACCTCCGTGTTGTTAAGTGGACACAAGCAATTCTGCGAAAGATGCCAAAGCAAATTACGGGGAACAACTTGGAAATCTGATAATAGAATTTATAAGGCTTGGAGGCATATGTTGCAAAGATGCGAGAACGCCAATGATAAATTCTTTGCTTGTTACGGTGGCAGAGGTATCAAAGTATGTACGGAATGGCATAACTACGAAGCCTTTTTGGAATGGTCCTTGAATAATGGATATGCCGAGAATTTGACCATAGATCGAATTAATGTTAATGGTGATTACTCGCCAGATAATTGCAGATGGGCAACCCAGAAAGAACAGCAAAATAATAAAACGAATAACTGCCTACTTACACTAAATGGAGTAACTAAAACAAAACGACAATGGTCGGAAGAAACCGGAATTGGTTACACAACGATATGCAAGAGATTGTTGTTGGGCTGGACGGTTGAGCGGGCATTAACGGAGCCTGTAAAATAGTTGCCAGCCGCGGAGTGAGCTGGTGCATGCCGGGGACGACCCGGTAATGTGTGGAGCATCCCACCAATGGCAGGTGGACAGGGTAGCGCCCTGGGTTCCGGTTCGACTCCGGATGCACCGCTTTGCGAGAAAAAGTATAACCAGTTGAATAGTGGGAACACTCTTATGGTATCTGAGAGGGTGCCTTTTTTACTTTCTACTTCTTTCATGAAATCTAGGAAGGTAGACTTTTATATATTTCCTTTTATTGATTTTGGGTGTATGATAGAAGAAAAAGGGAGGGAATTATTGTGGGAGATATTAAAATTGAAAAGAGTCCTTTAGAAATAAATAGGGACAAAATAAAACGAAAATTTCTCAATCCATTGATCTGTGATTTCATGGAGTCTTATATTTATCAGGAGGATCCTAGATATAGGCCGGATGGGCCATTTCAGAGAGACTATGCGAGGATAATGTATTCATCATCATTTAGAAGACTGCAGGGGAAGATGCAGTTACTAGGGATTAAGAATGATCAATTTTTTAGAAATAGACTAACGCATAGTTTAGAGGTGGCGCAAATTGTTCGTTCAATTGCTGGAACGATTCAATACGAAGCAGGCGAGAGTTATGTGGTTGAAGCAGGAGCCTTGGCACATGACTTGGGAAACCCACCATTTGGTCATGCAGGAGAAAGATTTCTCAATGAGATATTTGCTGATGTTGGAGGATTTGAGGGAAATGCACAGACTTTACGAATTTTGACAAACATAGAAAAGAAAAGGCCGGAATTTAGAGGCCTAAATGTAACTTATAGAACAATGCTATCTGTTGTGAAATATTTTAATAAATTTGATGCAGAGGCATATAAGAATGGAACGAAGAAAAAGCAAAAGTTTATCTATGATGAAGATTACGATTTGCTGAAGAAATTTATTAATGTAAATGAAATAAAACTTCGTACATTAGATGTCCAAATTGTAGACATTGCAGATGAAATAGCATATGCGGCGCATGATTTAGAAGATGGACTAAGGGTAAAAGCTTATACAATTGATGAAATTTTACATGATTACGTTTCTGCTTATGGTGAAAGTGATTCATATTTAAAATTAGAAGAGTTAGTCAAAACGGCCAAAATAAAAGCTGGATATGGAAAGAATAAAATAGATTCCACACAGTATTCAAAGCTGTTTAGGCAAGAACTCGCTTCTAGTTTAATTAACCTAGCTCTAAATGACATTGGTTTGATTCCCGTTACCGAAGAGATGGAGAAAAAGACTGGGACAAGACAAGATGAAGAATTAGGCTTTTTAAGCTATGGTGAACTTATTCATGGACTTAAGGACATTGTTTTTAAATGTATAAATCATAATGACGAGGTATATCATTATGAGCAAGAAGGAAAGAAAGTTATTAAGTTTCTTAAAGAGCATTATGAAAGAGATAGCAAGTATCTTCCGCCAGAGTATCGAGCAGAGGAACTAATGAAGCAATATGACGATTTGAAAGGAAAAGATGAGAAGCAATTACAGCAAAGATTGATATGTGATTACATATCAGGTATGATGGATTCATATGCAGTTGCAATTTATGAAAAGTTTTCGGGACAAAAATTTAATGCTTGAAATTAGGAGACTCTAATGAATAAATTAATGGGATTTTATGAATTAAAAAACATGCAATTGCCTTCAATACCGTGGGCAGAGTACACAGGAAATGAACCATTTTCAGAACAATTATTATGGACGGTTAGAAGTGCAGTTTTTCATGGAGATGATTTAAACCTACCGAGAATTGTAGGGGTAACAGCGAAAGAAGCAAAAATGTTTGCAGATGAGTTATTGACAGTTTTAGCAGGAAAAGGAATAGTTGTATACTATCCATATTTTTCGGCAGTTAAAAGTGGAACTTTAGACGTTCACAAGAATAGTGTAATAATTGAAGCTGTAGAAAAAGATTTATGGAATTTAGTAACGTATGCAAAAAGAGATGTTACTATTCAAATAGATGGAAATGGGGAACATGTAGACGGAAATGAACATTTTTTAAATTTTAAGGAGAAAGAAAAATTACTTTCGTTTATTCCGGAAATAAGAAAAATTTTTCGGGATGAATTAACAGAAGGAAAAAGCATTCTATTTGAATGGAGCTTTGCACGTGATTGTGACCTAAATAAAGTCCCTATAGGGAACGAATATTTAGTTTTTTATGAGGCAAGAACAGTATAGCAAACCAAATATGAGGAGCCACCCACCCGTGGCTCTTTTTCTATACCCAAAAACAAACACGATTGAGAGGTGGTGAGGCTTGGCAAGAGCGCCAGATGCCAGAGCAGAGCAGGCAAAAGAACTGTTCTTGTCGGGCAAAAAACTAATCGAGATTTCCGAAGCCCTGGGAGTTCCGGAAGGGACGGTCAGGAGCTGGAAGAATAGATATGGCTGGGAAAGCAACGCAAATGCAACGTTGCAAAAGCCAAAACGCAACGTTGCGAAACGTAAAGGCGGCCAGCCGGGAAACAAGAACGCTATCGGGAACCGAGGCGGCGCCGCACCAGAGAATAATAAGAATGCAGTTACAACGGGAGAGTTTGAAACTCTCCTTTTTGATTGCCTGGAACCGGATGAACTGCAATTGGTTGCCGCAGTACCAACGGACAAGGAACGACTCCTCCTGCAGGAGATCCAGTTGCTGACCGTTCGAGAACGTCGGATGATGAAGCGGATAGAGAATCTGAAGGATGCAGAGTTTACCACTGTCAAAAAGAAAAAGGGAACCGAAAAGGATAAGCGGACTGATTTAGCTGAGGAACACGGAGCTTTGGGGCAAATACAGGCTATTGAGGATGCCCTGACACGGGTTCAGGCCAGGAAGCAGAAGGCAATTGACTCCCTGCACCGGTTTGGCTTTGATGATGCGCGTCTGGAAATCGAACTGATGAAGACGGAACTGGCTGCATTGAAGCTTGGCGGCCAGGAGACGGAGCTGGAGGATGATGGATTCCTGGGTGCGTTGAACGCAGAGGCTGGCGAACTGTGGGGTGACGTGGATGACAGCTAAAGACCGTATTGAAGGATTGAAGGAAAAGCTGAATCTGATGAAGGGGAAACGAAATATCCTGTCAAAGGTACAGGTATTTAAGTTCCGGCCTTTCTCCAGGAAACAGAAGCAGGTGCTTACATGGTGGCTGCCTAACAGTCCAGTTAAAGATTATGATGGAATCATCGCCGATGGCGCTATCCGTTCTGGAAAGACAGCCTGCATGTCATTATCATTCGTGTTCTGGGCGATGGAGAGGTTCAGCGGCCAGAACTTCGCCATGTGCGGCAAGACCATTGGCAGCTTCAGGAGAAACGTCCTGTTCTGGTTGAAGTTGATGTTAAGAAGCCGCGGCTACCGGGTACAGGACCATCGGGCTGACAACCTGGTAGAAATCAGCCGTGGCCAGGTAACGAATTACTTTTATATCTTCGGCGGTAAGGATGAGCGCAGCCAGGACCTGATTCAGGGTATCACACTGGCCGGCCTCTTCTGCGATGAGGTTGCCCTGATGCCAGAAAGCTTTGTCAACCAGGCGACTGGCCGATGTTCTGTGGATGGCTCAAAGTTTTGGTTTAACTGTAATCCGGATGGTCCCTATCACTGGTTCAAGCTTAATTGGCTGGATAAAGCGAAGGAGAAACGGCTTCTTGTCCTGCATTTCACGATGGAGGATAATTTAAGCCTGTCGGAGCGCATCAAAGAGAGATACCGGAGCATGTACACCGGTGTCTTTTTTAAACGCTACATACTGGGGCTGTGGGCGATGGCGGAAGGCATCATCTATGATATGTTTGACATCGACAAGCATACGGTAGACACGGATGCGATAGCATCGGCCTATGAGGCAAAGACTGGCGGTGATTTCTGGACTGGCGAACGATATGTAAGCTGCGACTATGGAACCCAGAACCCCACGGCCTTCCTGCTGTGGAATAAGGGCGCCGACAAGAAATGGTATTGCCGTCGGGAGTATTACTATTCCGGTCGAGATAAGGGCCGGCAAAAGACAGACAAGGAATTTTCAGACGACCTGACAGCCTGGCTCGATGGCGCCACAATCAAGTCGGTCATTTTGGATCCGGCGGCAGCCAGCTTCAAGGCCCAGCTGGAGAAGGACGGCTATAAAGTAAAAAAGGCAAAAAATGATGTCTTAGACGGAATCCGGTTTGTGGCCACGCTGCTGCTTCAGGGTTCCATTTTTATTGACTCCTCCTGCGTCAACCTGATTAAGGAGTTTGCTTCCTACATCTGGGATGCGAAAGCCGGGGAGCGCGGAGAGGATAAACCAGTAAAGGAACACGACCATGCGCTGGATGCGCTGCGTTATTTCTGCATGACTGTTATCAAGATGCGGGTCGGCATGAGGATTATGAGATGAGGTGAAGTAAAATGGAATTAGATACGATGAAAAATCTAATCAAGAAATATATGCCAGGGCATAGTCGTTTTCTTGTGCGGGTGGAGACAGCAGATCGGTACTACCGGAACAAGACAGATATCCTGCTGAAACC